TAAGTAGGAATCCTAGCATTGGAAAACATAATTAATGAAATGTCAGATACCAATCCTTCACCCGAAGTCTTTGGTTGATCTGCTAATGTTTTGTATTGTCTATAATTGTCTGGAAATCCGAGAGCTTTTATCCAATTATAGATTTCCATATAGTTATTCAAATCTTCATCGACTTTATATTGGATCATCAGATCATCAAACATTAGATGATCGCCACCATAAGGTATTTTAACGAATGGATTCGGTTGTTCCACTTCTCTCATCGAGATCCCTGGAACGTTAACACTCTGAACAAAGTAATTTGTCGTTGGTGTTTTTTTGATTTGAAATTTGAATAATAATGGATTCAGAAAGTTTATTGAATCTGGTGTTTCATTGCGGGCGTCCATTATTTGTTTTCCATTCTTTCTTTAAGAGATTCTACTCTCCATGGTTCTTTTTCTTTAGCAATACTAACCAATTCGCTTGTAGTTAATTGTTTTTCTAATGGAGGAATAAATGAATATTCTTTTTGTTTTTTCTTGACATTCATCATTCGACGAATTTTATTCAAAGCTTTTTCAACTTCGCTTTTCTTTTTTCTTACTGTTTTTTCTTTACGATCTGGAGAAAGATTTTCATCATTAATTGACAATTCCAGATTTTTCTTTTGGTTCTTTGAACCCTTTGGCCTACCCATGATATCCTCATTTTGAGTTGAAAGGGAGTACGCTAAACCAGTTTAATCTCCCTTGCCTATTTATATCTAATCCTGTAGATACCTTATTCGTGCAAACTTGACTTCTGCGATAGCTTCTTCTAATTCTAGATCAAACCATTCACCTTTAGCTCTACGATGTCTTAACACGGAATGAATACTTTTTTCAATAAACTTTACTTGATCTTTGGGTATACATTCTAGATAATGTATTGTCAACTGTTCTGGATGACCAGTCTGCAAATCTTTTAATCTTCTTGCTGGTTTATTAGAAAATCCAATCTTATAAGGTTTCTTGTCAGTGCCAATTACATAAATATAACTATTCATGATCAACCTTTCTGCTTTTTTCTTATTTATTTTATTTTTTCAGTTGACACATGACCATCTAGTCATTATACTTAGATCAAGAACGACGACATGGAGATTCAAATGACTCTGGAACAGTTCAACAACGAACTTCGCTCTCATGAGTTCATGTACAACATGGTCTGCAATTACAAAGATTGGTCTTATTATCATAAGAAAGAATTGACATTCTGGAAAGTTATGGAGAACTCTGAAATTCATAAAAAGCTATACGAAGCTTGGAAGCAGTATCGAGTGTATGGTGGTCTAAAACCTGATCTGGCTGACTTCCAATAATCGGAGAAACCAATGGCTCGAAAGAAATCTTTCAAACATGGAAATATCGAAGCTGTGTATATTACATACAAGCAACAAATTCGCAATAAATGGTTTCAGAAAGGATATAACTCAAAATTAAAGAAATTAAAGTTTGATTATGATATTGAAAATGATGATGATGCTTGGATGTATGAACGTGGAAGAATGTTTGCAACTGTTTATCAAGGTAAACTAATTGATAGAGGTTCTGTTGTTATTGAGGCTGAACGACAATTGGTTCATGCATTTATGAATAAAATCGTAATATAAAAAAGGGGGCTTTTAGCCCCCTTTTCTTTTTGTTCAACCTTACATAAGGTTGGTAACGAGTACTCGGCGATAGTAGACGTTAGAATCTTTAACAAGTGCACCTTCGCCAGCTGTTGCACCTTGAGCGAATGGATTTGCGACCATTCCATAACGGGTTTTGAAACCAATCTTTGGATGGAAGGAATCCTGATCAACTGCACGAACCATTTGTAGTGGAACGTATGGGCAATAGAACAGACCAGCGTCGAATGGACCTGCACCCTTATAACCAACTACCATGTAGTTAGAACCGGTTGCATATGGATCGATATAAACGCGCATACGACCGTTTAGAACACCAGCGAAAGTATTGCCTGTGTCGTCGACGTTTAGCTGATTTGAATTTAGCGCTGGAGCATAATCGAGAATACCAGCCATTTGGAGGGCAGAAGCGACATCGGCTGAGCAGATGATCACATTGCCTTTCCCTCTACGGGTATCTTTCGCGATTTTGTTAGCTTCACGTTCGATTTGGAACATTAGGCCCTTGAACTTCTCAACTGACCAGCGACCGTTTGAGTCTGTATCAAGATCGAAGATACCAGCTGTGGTTGTGCCGGTTGTTGCACCCTTTTGAGCTGTTACGTAGATTGTACGAACAACTTCACGGTTGATTTCCGCAAGGATTTCCGTGGAAAGGATGTTTGATAGTTCTGTTTCAGCATCGAGGCCGTGAACTGCCTTAAGATCCTGAGCGAGTTCCATTGTGTACTCTGCTTTTAGAGCACGTGACTTCGCAGTAACTGGAACCTTCTCGATTGAGAAAGCCATTTGTGCGAAAGCTGCGTTTGACGCATCGCCAAGAGCTTCGGCTTGGGCTGTTGACATGCCAGAACCAAAGTTGTATAGGCCTGTTTCAGCAAGGTTGGCTGTTACAGTTGTGTTGCCTGGTGTATCGCCAACATGCTTTTGACCAAGTGTATTAGCACCTGTTACAACTGAAGAGTATGAAGAATCGACTTCATTGTAGAAGGTTTCGGTACCGGTTTGGTTAGCATAACGGGCACGCATTGCGAAGATTAGTCCTGCTGGACCAGTCATTGGCTGAACGCCGCAGATGTCATACGCAATGAGGTTTGGCATTGAACGACGAACCAGTGAAATTAGAACTGGATCGAAAATGTCAATTGAGCCGGAAGCTGCGGTTGAAGAAGAAGCACCCATCGCATTGACTGGTGTTTCAACAAGGAATTGTGAAGAGTAAGCCGCATTCTCACGAAGAGCCTTTTCTGTGTTCTCAAGGATAGCCGCAGTAACTGTACGACGGTGAATATCCTTGATTGGAGAAAGGTCTTCATGCTCAAGAATTGGCTTCCACTTTGCAACTAGTTGTTCTGATAACATTTTTATTATTCTCCCTTTTATTTTTTTGGGTTTATTTAGTTATTTATAAAAAGCTTATTTTTTAATCGTGCGTGAAATTGCTTTTGCGTAGCTAGCAATTTGTGGCTCAAGATAAGTTGGTTCACTATCTGGCTTTTCGATATCTACACTTTCAAATAGTTTTGAAGGAGCTGTTTTTGTACCGAAATACTTTTCTTTAATGATACCAAGCTTCTTCTTGTAATCATCTTCGTCATAGTTGAACTCGACAGATTCGCAAAGAGTGCGGAATTTGTCTACTTGAGTTAATGCAAGACCCTCAGACATCTCATTGAAAAGTTGGTCTTTTGTATAGTCTTGAATTGCTTCAACCAGTTCAAGATTTGCATTGATCTGATCATTCAATTCTTCTTCAAGAGCATCAACTTTGTCAGCAAGAGCTTCAACAACGTCTACTTTGTCTTCGGGGAATGACATATAATGGTTTTCAAATAGATCCTTTAGACCTGAAATGAAGCTTTCTGTCATTTCATTGCGAAGTGAAGATTCAATCGCAATTTCGTTTTCCTTGACCCATTGCTCAGCAACGTAGGAAAGATATTGATCGACTTGTTCGGAAAGTGTTTCGGTAACGGCCTCGACCTGTTCCTCAAGCTTTTGTTCGAATTGTTCTTCAAGTTCAACTTGAATCTGATTAACACGGGCAGTAACAGCAGCCTCGAAAAGAACTGTTGTCTTTTCTTTGAATTCTTCGGAAAGAGATTCACCGGCAAACAGTTCGGCAACGTCTTCTTTCATTGCAGTGCCTTTCATCGCAACCGTTTGACGGTTTTGATCAGCAGCGTTGTCTGGAATGTTCTTTGCAAATTCTTTTGAATTCATCATTGCAAGAACTTGAGCGAGCATCGATTTGTCCATCGCTGCCATTTGAGTTGTTGCTTGAGCCATCATTCCTGCACGTGATGCATCTGATGGTTGCATTTCAATTGAATCTGCAGCAGTTGTTTCTTCAATTGTTTCGTCGACAGAAGAATCAACCTCTACATTCTCAATGTCTTCTTGTAACTTCTTTTTAGCCATTTAAGTTTCTCCTTTTGGGATAATTTAGATTTATTTATATTTAAAGAGTTTTTAAGAAATTCTTAAAAAGATTCAATTGTTGTTCTTCTAATTGAGACTTAGAAAGAGAACGAATTTGCTTTTGAGTTTGTTGAACCCATTCACCATTAGATTCGTTGAATACCCAATCAACGTTTTCCATGATTCCATTAATATACGCACGTGGCGCAGATGGATCAGCAACAACGTCAGCTGCTGTAACCAAACGGAAGTCTTGTTGTACTTCCATAATTCCACCCTTACCTTCTTTTAAAGAACCCATTCCACGAGAAGAAACACCAAGATTGGCACCTCCTTCTAAAAGTCCTTTAACGATATTACCCTTTGGTGTTTCAACGACTCTTGCTTTACCAATAACTTCGCCATTTGAACGCAATTCCAATTTTTCAATGATATGACAAACTCGATCTAAATTGATTTGAGGACCAGATGGATGATTTAATTCCCCATAAGCTCTCTTTTGTGAAACGACTTCGTCGACATAACGGCTAACTTCTCGTTCCATGATAGATCTGTTGTAAATTCTACCATTGCGATTGGGAGTATCATATTGCATGAATACTCCTTCGATGTATAAGTTTTTCTTGCCATCTTCTCTTGATTCTGTGATACAAGAGATGTTTTCCATCAACTCTGTAATTAGTTTCATTTTACTGTTCCTTAGTAAGTTACTACTGTACCTTCTTTTTGCAACTCAACCATAATGAAGCCTTCGTCTTCTGCTGCATTATGCAATTCTAAAACCAGAGTTGCCGAAGAGTCCTTGTTTAATAAATTACCATTACCAGCAAAATCAAACCATGAGGTGGAATCCATAACAATAATAGTATTGGCGTTTCTTTTTACAGTCCAATAAGCACCATTTCCAGATGGGCTAGATGCCCAAATCTGTTTGATTGCCGCTCCAGTTAATACCTCATCATCAATTGCAACGTTAGAAACTGAATTGTTACCAGCAATCGTTAATGTAACATTTGACGTTGCATGAACGGTTACTGATAAGTTCTTTCTATTATGAATAATTGAATTTGCCATAATTAACCTTTACGTTTTGCCGCATAAAAAGCTGCAATTGCTTGTTTACGGCGTTCTTCTTTGGACTTTCCTTCAAACTTAGGATTCTTAGATTTTTGAAAATCATCAATCCAAGCGCCTATTCCATCAGAAACCTTTAGAACTTCTTCTAATGACTCTGTTTCTTCATTTTTCATAAAAACTTTTTGAGCACCTTTCAGGCGATTAGCGACTTTCTTATCAGTTTTAATATATTCTTTACCGCTTTTAGCTTCATCGCGTTTTTTTCTCAGAGCTGGAATCTGAAGTAACGCTTTAACACCATAATCTTTTTTAGTTTCTTTTGAAATCTCAACAAGTTGCTCAGTTTCTTCATAAACTTTTTCGTCAGCGCCAGCACTATAGCCATGACGTTCTTTTTCACGATCGATTGGCTCGACTTTTGATCCATTAAATACTGGATCATATTCGGGTTCTGAATACATATTCTTGAATTTAGTAACTACATGTTTATCGACAAATTTCTTTTCATCGGGAGAGCGTGGTTCATATAGCTCAGCTAAAAAGTCTTTTAATAACTTGGCCATATTACTCTCCTTCTACTTCAGAAGTGTCATCTGATTCTGTTTCATCCGAAGTATCATCGGTTTCTTCTTCTGAATCATCACCGAGATCTTCTTCGAACTCGTCTTCAACTTCTTCATCTTCTGGATCAAACTGTTCCATAAATTTTTGAGCTACTTCTTGCTTCTTTATTTCAATAGCATGACGAACTTTGTCAGCCATTAATTCAGCAAAAGTACCTTTCATGTCATATGGCTTTTGTTCCATTGCTTCGATAATTAAATTATTTATTTTTGACATCTTTAGTCTCCGGTTGTGCTTGTTGTTGCATTAATTCTTGTTGCAATATCTCAGGGTTGTATTGAACACTTTCAATCTCTTGAGCAATTTGTTCATCATTCTCTTCAATTTCTTCATCAGTCTGTTTCAATACATTCTTTCGTACCCACATATGAGAGTAATATTTGCCAGCATATTGATCAATCTCTTGAAGACGAACAAAACGATCGTTCATCAATTCAAGATCCTTTAGTTCAGCAAAATAGTTATCTTTATTGAATCTGAACTTAATATACTTTTTCATCTGATCCCAATCCTCAGGAGCAGCAATTCTTTTAAGAACCAATTGCTTTTCTAATGCAGATAAGAATAGAAAAACAAACTTTGAACGAACACGGTCTATAAACTTAGAAAAGTTTACTTCATCTCTTGTAATTTCAGTCGCTCTACCTAAATTATATACTGCATCAGGTTTCATTCTTGTTAGTGGAACTTGTAATGATCTGTACAGCCTATCTTGGAAGTATTGTACAGATTCTAATAGTTGTGGTAATGCAGTACCACCTTCAAGCACATCAATTTCTGTTCCTCTACCACCTTCACGACGAGGCAACCAATAATCTTCAAGCATTGTCATAAATTTGCGCTCGTCTTTGATCTCACCGGTCTGAGCATTGTATGATAGTTTGTTTTTATACTTAACCATCATATCAC